TGTAAAACTTCCGCTTCTGTTTCTATCTCCAATGAATCTGTAACCGTTAGAAACGATTGCACCGGAGACTATGGAGTTAGACTTGAAGGCGGAGACAAATCAGGTTCTTTCTCTTTCTCAGGAGACCTAGATTTTGCATCTACTGGAGTATCTAACCTTTCAGCTTTTGACTTGATGGAAGACATCGGAAAAGTATTTGAATTGGTTTTTGGTGGTACTGACTCTGGTGACAAAATTATTACAGTTGACGCGCAATTAAACTCAATTGAAATTACAGCTGAAAGAAACTCTCAAGTATCTTTCTCAGGAACTTTCGATTTTGCTGGCGCTCCTGTTATTAGCGTAATACCAACCTAAACAAAATATATGGCTAAGTACCATTCAGCTCCTTTTAAAGAGGGAGAGATTTTCTTTTACCCAAATTTGGGCGCTTTGGCAAACTTTGAGGATTTTACAGGAGTAGGGATTGCAGAGGCATTTACTGCCAACGGAGTTCCAAAACTAGATTACATTTATTCTTTATTACATGAATGCCACAAAGTTGCTTGCTTGCGTAAATCAACAAATCCAGTTGCTTTGGACGAATTAAAAGTTTGGATTGATGGAAAAGATGTAATGAAGTTGTTTAACGATGTTTTATCCGACTTGCTTTTGGAGTTAGGCATTGGTGCGAACCAAGAAAAAAAAACATAAGTGAAGACCAAAGCGAGTATTATTCAGCTCGCGAAAATTTAATGCTGCTCGTAGGTAGGACAAAAGTCCCTTATGAGCAGCTTTTTTGTTTAAGTAGAAAAGAGTTACAGGCATTGGTCAAAGGCCATGAGATTGACCAAAAAGATATGTTTGAGGCAATGAGAACTCATGCAATAATAGGATTACAACCTCATTTAAAAAGAGGAGCTAACCTAGACCAAACAAAACTTTGGCCTTTGCCTTGGGATAAGATTGCAAAGCATTTAGAGTCAACACCGCAAGACTTTGCTAAAGCAAAGAAATTGTTGGAAATTGCAAGTAAACTAGAAAGAAATGTCAAATCCAAGAATAGAAGTTGATGTTGTTGCAAATGTAGCTGGGGTAGCAAGTGGTGTTACTGCGGCAACAAGCCAACTAGACAAGTTAGGTAAGGCGGCTCAATCGACTGCGCCTAAAGTTGAGCAATTATCAAAAGCTACTAGTAGATATAATGGTATAGGAATTGATTTTGCTAGAGTAATTCAAGATGCTCCTTTTGGAATTATTGGTGTTGGTAACAATATTCAACAGTTGGCTCAATCATTTTCAAGTTTAGGTAATACTGGAGATTCAACAAAATCAAAAATTAAGTTAGCGTTTAGTCAAATTTTCAGTTCTGGTAATGCATTAGTTTTAGGCGTTTCTATTTTAACTACTGCATTTACAATTCTTCAGCAAAAGGGATTTTTTAAAACTGAAGAAGCAGCTAAATCATTAAATGAACAACTAGAAGATTATAGAGAAACATTAGACGGTATTACAAAGGCAAATTTAGAGGGATCTATAAGCGCTCAAAAAGAAATATCAAGTTTAAAACTATTACAAACCCAAGCTCAAAATACAAACCTAACTATTGAAAAAAGATTAGCAGCAGTAAATGACCTTAAAAAACAATATCCAGAATATTTACAGAATTTAACTGATGAAGAAATTTTAGCAGGTAACGTAGGAGATGCATATAAATCATTAACTACTGACATTTTATCTCTTGCAAAAGCTAAAGCTTTCTCAGCTCAAATTGATAAAAATACTACTAACTCTTTAACATTATTATTGCAAGAGGAAGAACGGGCAATTCAAATTTTACAAAAAAGAGCGGATTTACAAAGTTTAGTTGCTCAAAAAGGTAGAGGTGAACAAGGTGGACAATTTGTAGCTGGTCAGGACGTTGGACTTGCTGGTCAAATTAGAGATATTACAAAGGAAATTGACGAATTAACAAAAGAAACAGTTAAAAGCGCTCAAGAGAGAGCAAAGCTTGCTGAACAAAATTTAAAATTAGAATCTGGGATTGTAGATTTTAGTTCACAAGGAGCTAGTTTTGCAAAAATAAAAACAGAAGAAACAAAACAATTAAAAAGAACTTTTGAGGAAATTCAAAAAATAAAATTTGATGAGTTAAATATTTCTTTCGATATACCAACAGAATCTTTTGGATTTGTTAATGTAGACACTATTCAAAAAGAAATAACTGCATTAGAAGCTTTAGAAACCAAATTACAAGGAACTGGGATTTCAGTTGGTGAGTTTTATTATGCTATAGCAAATGGAGCGGCGGAAGGATTTGACAATTTAGATACATTTATAGGAAGAATTGCTGACACAAGAATTTTACTTGAAAACACATTTGCTTTATTGCAGACAAATGTAACAGAAGCTTTTACTGATTTAGGAGCATCTTTAGGTGAAGCTTTAGCAAGTGGAACAAGTGTAATTTCTGCGATTGGGAGGTCTTTATTAAGTAGCGTCGGGAAATTATTAGGAGACTTTGGTAAGCAATTGATTGCATTTGGGGTTGCTGGATTAGCATATTCCAAATTAATTCAATCAATATTTACAGACCCAATAACAGCAGCTCCAAAGGCTGGATTGGCAATCGCAGCTGGAGTTGCTTTGGTTGCAATATCAGGAGCAATTGGTGCTAGCATGAAAGGTAATGCAAGCGGAGGCGGCGGAGGTGGCGGCGGCGGTGGAGGCGGATCGTCTGTTGGAAGCTCAGGTGTTGGTGGCGGAACTTCATTTGCAGGAGGCGGACAAGGTGGTTTATTTCAGCAAAATAAAGACCTAAACGGCGAGTTAGTAGTTAGAGGTCAAGACTTGGTATATGTGTTTTCACAAGCAAACAATAAGATAAATAAAGGCTAATGGCTAACGATTTCAGATTACAATTTGCAGTTCGAGAAGGTCTTGGTACAATTACCATTAACGGTGTTGCTCCTTCACTATTTTACACCGAAGGCGATATATTAACAATTGCAGTTGCGCCCGAATCGGGTTACCATACTGCTATGTGGTATAGCTCTCCAGGCAATACTTTCTTGTCTTCGAGCTTGTCTTTTAGCTACACGATGCCGAGTGAAGATGTTAAAGGCTATGTTATTCTAACAGGACAAAACGCGCCTATAAATGACTACGGCCTAAAATACGAGGGGGTGTATGCTACCAACTACGGCGGCAATGTTTGGAACTTGCAAATTTTCAGAACTGGCTATTCAGGAGCGGTAACTCCTTTGCTTATTAACGATATTACATACAATTGGGGTAATACAGGAAATGACCCATTAGAGACAATAATTGGCTCTTCGGTTGACTTTACAATTGCTGGAGAAACAGGAGATTTTAACGAGTTTCTAGTTGGTGGGAATAGGACTTGGAAAGTTGATTTAAATCAAATCGGAGCCAATAATGATATTACAAACTGGCAACAAGTAAGCAATACAAACAACTTTATAGATGTTGCTTATGGTAATGGAGTTTTTGTTGCTACTAGAACAGATGGAGTACATTACTCAAACGATGGAATAACTTGGAATGCAACTAACCCCGTTGGATTTGTTGGCGGAAAAATTGTTTTCGGAAATGGATTGTTTGTAAATGTTTCCAATTCAGGTGGAAGCGGCCGAGTTTTTACATCTCCAGACGGATTTATTTGGACAAGCAGAACGGCGGCCTCAAATGATACTTGGAGCGCAATTACTTACGGTAATGGATTATTTGTTGCGGTTGCAAGCTCTTATACTGCTGGAGGTGGAATTATGACATCTCCCGACGGGATTACATGGACTTTGAGAGTTGGCGTTGGTGGTGGTGGATTTACTGGAGTTACTTATGGAGCTGGCACTTATGTGGCTACTAAAACAGGCTCTCCAGGTACAATGGTTATTTCTTACGATGGTTTTAGTTGGTCTGACCAAACAACTGGAATATCTAGCCTAACCGTATTTTATGCTAATGGTATATTTACAACTGGCAAGCATTATTCTACAGATGGCTCAACATGGATTGCTGCAAGCTCTCCAAATTTCCCAGTAAAAATAACTTACGGAAATGGCTATTTTATGGCCGTTACAGACACCGAAATAAAATACCTGTATTCTGTTAATGGGATAAATTGGACGGCTGACACGCCTCCAAACACATCAAATTTTAAAGGTGTAGCGTTTGGAGAGAATACGTTTGTCTCTGTTGGTAGTGGAGGGACAAACAGGATAAACTATTTATTATTTGAAGGTCAAATTCCTTTCTTTAGCGGATACATAGCTCCCGACTTTATCACATCTCCTTATAAGAGCGGACCAAAGCTTTTCTCTTTTACCGCGGTTGATGGATTAAAAGGCTTTGATTCTATACGCTCAAGTTTTACGTCTTGGCCTGACCCTAGAACAGAGGCCTTGTCGGCAGTTGTTGGCGCTTTAAATCAATCATTTGTTGAGAA